TGAGTCGCGCGCCTGCGCAGGTGCGCATTGATGACTTCCTGCAACAGCCGGTGATCGCCTAAGTACCATGGCGTTCTACTCGCGCTGGCTCAGTGCGTTAGCGGAGCGGATCGGAAAGCTTTGGCCAGTGCCTGGCGCGGTGCTGGTTCCTGACGCTGCGAACCTAGGGCCAGACTCAGCCCTGCAGCTCAGCACGGTTTGGGCGTGCATCGATCGGCGCGCATCGATCATTGCTTCGTTGCCGTTCTTCGCTTACGAGCAGCAGGCTAGCGGACAGAAGACACTGGCTCGCGGGTCGCGGCTGTTCACCCTGCTGCACGATGCGCCTAACGCACGGATGACGCCGTTCGAGTTTTGGCGCTCCATGATCATGAATCACGACCTGCGCGGCAACGGATACGCGCGGATCGAGCGTGATCAGAGAACAGGCGAGGCCGTGTCTCTGTGGCCGATGCCGGCTGATCAGGTCGAGCCCGAGGTGCTGCAAGACGGATCGATTGTCTATCAGTACACAGTCGGCTCTAGTGTTGCTGTGCTGGCCGAACAGAGCGTGCTGCACCTGAAGGGTTTGGGCAATGGCACGGTAGGCCTTGGCAAGCTGGAGTTCATGCGCGCATCGACTGATGAGGCGGCTCGAGCGCAGACTTCGGCAACGAAGCTGTGGGGTACGCAGGGGAAGCCCACCGGAGTGCTGATGCTCGATCATGTGCTGCAACCGGAGCAGCGCAAGCAGCTGCTTGCGCGGTTCGGTGAGATGGCGCAGGGCAATACAGCACGGCTCTTCGTGCTCGAAGCGAACATGAAGTATCAGCAGTTGAGCCTAACTCCTGAACAGCAGCAGTTGCTGGAGTCGCGCCGGTTTGCTGTCGAGGAGTTGTGTCGTTGGTTCGACGTGCCGCCCGTGCTTGTGCATCACTCGAACGTCACCACGTGGGGCAGCGGCATCGAGCAGATCGTGTCCGGGTTCTACAAGTTCACCATCGCGCCCATGACTGTGAGTATCGCTCAGGCGGTTAGGCGATCGGTGATGACGCCTAAGCAGCGCGCTGCGATGGTGGTCGAGCACAACCTCGATGCATTGCTGCGGGCCGATCCGGCCGCGCGCTCTAGTTACTACGCGAGCGCGGTACAGAACGGGTACATGCGGCGCAACGAGGTGAGACAGCTGGAGAACCTCACGCCAGACAGTTCGCCTATGGCGAACGAGCTAACTGTTCAATCAAATCTCGTGCCATTGTCTATGCTAGGCAAGATACCGGCGCAACCTACGGGGACCAGCAATGCTCCTGCGCAAAACCCTATCGCTCAATGATGTTGCGCTGAAGATGGACGGCGATGCCGGCCGATTTAGTGGCTATGCATCCAAGTTCGGCGGCGTGGATTCCTACGGCGACACCATCGTGGCAGGCGCCTTCGCGCACACGCTGCGCGCTAACGGTAAGCCTAAGATGTTCTTGGAGCACGCGCCGTTCATGTTCGGGTCCGGTGCCGCATCGTTGCCGATCGGCAAGTGGACGGTGGCGAAGGAAGACGACATCGGCCTGTTTGTCGAAGGCGAACTAACGCCCGGCATGAGCCTCGCCGCTGATGTGCACTCGGCCTTGAAGCATGGCACGCTCGACGGGCTGTCGATCGGCGGTTTCGTCAAAAAGGGCGACTACGACGAAACGGAAACCGGCCGCGTCATTCGTCGCTGGTCGAAGCTCATGGAGGTCAGCCTCGTGGCTTTTCCGGCTGACGCAGCCGCCCGCGTGGAGAGCGTGAAGGCCGGCGGGGCGGATGTGATGGAGGCGATCGACGAAGCGGAAACGCTCAAAGAGATCGAGGAGCTGCTGCGCGACTGTGGCACCTTCTCGCAACGCGCTGCGACGGCGATCGTCGCGCGCATCAAGGCCTTGCAGGGGGAGCCTGCCGAGGCAAAAGTGTTGCAGTCGATGGCCGAGCGCATGGCTCGCCTGGCTGCGTGACCCCCCTAACCAAGGAAGCAAGATCATGAGCATGGAAGCACTGATGAAGGGCCTCGATGGCATTGAGGCCAAACTCAAGAGCATGAGCGAGAAGGCCGACGGCGAACTAGCCACGCTCGGCAAGGTGACGGCCGACACGAAGGCCGCGCTGGACAACATCGGCAAGGAGCAGCGCGAGCTGGCCGACCGGCTGTTGACCCTGGAGCAGAAGGGCCATCTGCCGCAGGGCGAAGGCAAGGCGGCCGAGGGCTGGGGCGCACAGCTCGTCAAGAGCGCGTCGTACAAGGCCTTCGGTGAGGGTGCCCAGCAGAAGGTGCGCGTAGAGGTGAAGAACACCCTCACCGGTGATGACGCGACCGTTGCGCCGGATCGCCGCCCCGGCATCGTGCCGGGTGCGCAGAACGTGCTCACCATCGAGTCGCTCTATGCGCACGTGCCCACCAGCTCGAACGCTATCGAGTTCTCGAAGGAGGCTTCCTTCACGAACAGCGCGGCGGAAGCGGCTGAAGGCGCGGCAAAGGCAGAGTCGGCCCTCACGTGGTCACTGGTCAACATGCCGGTTAGCACGGTTGCGCACTGGATCAAGATCAGCCGCCAACTGGCGAACGACAACCGGGCGCTGGCTGCCTACGTGGACAACCGTATGCGCTACGGCGTGCAGCGGCGCGTCGAAACGCAACTGGTGAACGGCAACGGCACTGCGCCGAACATCAGCGGCTTTCTCGATACGGGCAACTTCACTGCGCACGGCTACGCGGACGCGGCGCTCGGCTCGGTGCTCAAGAAGCTCGTCCTGATCCGCAAGATCATGGGTGATCTCGAGGTCGCAGGCTACATGCCGGATGCCATCGTGTTGAACCCGGCGGACTGGGCGCAGATCGAGATCGACATCATGACGGCGACGAGCAACGCGGTGCGCGTGCAGGTCGATGCCAACGGCGTGCAGCGCCTGTTCGGGGTGCCGGTCGTGAAGTCCGTCGGCATGACGGCCGACACGTTCGCTGTCGGCGCCTTCGCGCAGCATGGCACGATCTACGATCGCGAGTCGGTGGTGGTGGACATGTCCGAGTCGGACTCGGACAACTTCACGAAGAACCTCATCACGCTGCGCGCCGAGCGGCGCCTAGCGCTGACGAGCGAGGTGCCTGCCGCGATTCGTGCGGGCGATCTGACGCCGGCCTAACCAGCGACTTGGTGATGCGCCCCCGGAGGTGTTCGGCACCCCGGGGGCGTTTTTCATCATAGGGGCAACACCATGTTGGTCTGCATCGAATTCGTGACGTTCGGCGCCGTGTCTTCCCTGGGCAACTTCGCGCCGAAAGATCGCGCCCGAGTGTCGCCCGGGCTAGCGAAGCACTTGGTCGAAGAGGTGCGCTGTGCGCGGTATGTGCAGGCACAGTCGCCAGTTGCTCCGTCGGCGCCGGTGGCTCCGCCGCCAGTGCCAGAACAGAAGCCGGCCGAGGTCGCGCCAATGGTGGCGCCGCGTCGCCGCAAGACCTAACCACCAGAAGGAACCGCAGCCATGGCAGTTCAACTTTCAACCACAGTGCGCAATGCCAGGCTCGACGCGATCGAGACCGCTATCGGCGTGAGCGCGATCCTCAAGATTCGCACCGGAGCGCAGCCGGCCAACTGTGCGACGGCCGACTCCGGTACCGTGCTCGCAACGCTGAATCTGCCGAGCGACTACCTGGCAGCCGCCGCAAGCGGCACAAAGGCGAAGTCCGGCACGTGGGAGGACACGAGCGCGGATGCCACAGGCACGGCGGCGCATTGGCGCCTCTACGCCAGCGATGGCACCACGTGTCACGCGCAAGGGACCGTCGGTCAGGGCTCGGGTGATCTGAGCGTGGACAACACGTCGTTCGTCGCAGGCCAGGCGTTTACCGTTACGGCCTGGACGTTCACGGACGGCAACGCTTGAGGATGATCTTGCTATGCTCCACTCAGTAGCTGGCACTGCAACGGTTGTCGGCACTTCGGTGCGGGCGATCGCGTCTGTTTTCGGTACGGCCGCGTTTGGTTTCCGGCTGCGGCAGGTGCAACTGTGGAACACGACGGCTAGTGCCTGCACCTATGCCCTCGTGCGTTTCACCAACGCGACCGGTGTAGGCGCTGGCCTAACCGAGGTTGCGCACGACATCAACCCGCCGCAGTGCACAGCATTCGCTGGGCACACGGGGGACGGCGCCGTAGGCTCTCCGCTCGATGTGTTCGAGCTGCCGGCATCGATCGGTGGCGGCATCGTCATGCCATACGGCGATGGTGGCATCCTGAGCCCAGTTGGCGCGGCGAACGGTATCGGGGTGATCCTGCTGACTGGCACCGGGCAAATCCTCAGATACAAGTACACCTGGGAAGAGTAGGGCGTGACTGCGCCAACCTTTGTTGCGGCCACCTCGACCCCCGCAGATAACGGAGCGCAGGCCGGCCCGACGATCACTATCGATAAAGACGCCGGGGCGCTGTCTAACGCGCAGACGGGTGATCTGGTCGTAGTCGTTGCGCAGTACCGTGGTCTTGCCGACACCACGACAAATGCGCAACTTCTGCCCAACGAATCGGGCGGCCAATGTTGGAGCAACACACGAGGGGTTAGCACCAGCAGCCACCATAGCAGAATCTTCTGGTGCACGTTCAATGGTACATGGACCGCGGACCCGAGCTTTTCGCGCTACGACTCCACGTTTACGCCTCAGGGCACGCTCGCCCTCACGTGCGTGGCGATGGTATTTCGGCCCGACAGTCAGTCTGACTTTTGGGTGGTGTGCAACGGGCCAATCCGTGGAACGTTCACGGCAGGCTCGACCCCGTTCACCAAGACCATCACCGGCCTAACCCCGAGGAAGGATGATACGGTCACGATTGCGGTTTGGAGCACCGCTGACGATAACACGTGGGATAGCCTGAGCGGCACAAACTGGACGCAAAGCGGCTTATCGGCGCAATACCGGAACACCACTGGGTCAGATCAATCACTCGCCATTGCGTATCAGCTCCAAGGTACAGCCGCCGCGACGAACAACGTTAGCTTGAATCAAGCAACGTTGGGGGGTGATGCAGGCGGGACGCAGTTGATTAGCTTCGCCGCGGTCACGCTGCCGACAGGAGGCACCGTAAACACCATCGATGTGGTGCAGTCGGATCGAGAGCATCAGCCGGGAGGCGGTGTGACGCTCTTGCAAGCGGTGCTGCCCTCCACAGTGACGAATGGCAACGGGGTTGTACTGGCCTTCAACCACGAGACAACTTCGGGCGCGGAGATCACATCCATTACTGACGATAAGGGGAATGCTTTTTACCCTATATGTCAGGTCTCGGAAATCATCTACGAGCAAACTGGGGTAATCGCATTCTGCCCTAACATGCAGAATGCGCCGAAGACGTTTGAGGTGACACTAAGCGGCAGCGGGGAGGGGTACGCCCATATTTATGCTGTTGAGGTGCAGGGCATAAGTGCGTTTGATCTGGCAAGCGTCAAAGCACAGATCAACCCGGATGCTTTTGCCGATTGGAACCCGGCCACGCCAGCGCGAACGCCCAGCGTGAATGGGTGTTTTCTTCTCGGCCACGCATTTCTCGATGCCGGAGCCAATGTCCACACGGCCGCTGATGATGCCGATGGGTGGACGCTGGAGTTCGGCGGTATCGACGGCACGCCAGATGAAGGCAACGTGCTGCATTGGCAGGTGCAGGGCACCGCGGCCGCAGAGGACTACGATATTGATGTCCCGGCGAATAGCGCGCTGCCGAGCATCATAATGACCTGGGCCGCGTTTCAGCCGGCGGTGGCGACAAGCAGTGAGCTGCCGCAGTTGGCGATGCCGCCGCTGATTCCTGGCGGGTGGGGCTGGCGATGAGCGTGCGCCATCCTGTACCGGTTGGGGGTTGGCTGCGTGGTAACCAGCGGGCTAGGCCTGGTGCGTGGAATACCCCGCTCACGACCACGGGCGGCGTCAGCGGCTCACTGTCTGTCACCCTCGAGTCGGTCGCTGTTGCGGCATCAGGCGTCATACCGATCGCGGGAACAGCGAATCAAACACTGGAGGGGTTGACTCTTTCGGCAAGCGGCGCGCTCGCAATAGTTGGACAGTCGAGCAGTACGTTTGCGGACCTGACGCTCGTCGCGACTGGAGCTGCAAGCGTATCCGGTACAGCCAGCATTACGCTAGGCGATCTGACAGTTAGTGCAGCGGGCTCGTTGCCGGTGGCTGGGGCAGCGAGCATCACGCTAGATGCGGTAGCGCTAGCGGCGACTGGCGTATTGCCTATCGCAGGCGCGGCCGCCATGACGTTGGGGGCCTTGACGCTCTCGGCATCTGGTGTGCTGCCGGCGGCTGGCTCGCTCGCTGCGACACTCGGCGACCTGACGCTGACTGCGACAGGGACGAGCCAGCAGGTAACCACAGGCACGGCCAGCATCACGCTTGCGGATGCAACGCTCGCGGCGACTGGTGCGCTGCCGATCGCTGGCGCGTCGGCGGTGACACTGGCTGATGTGGCGCTAAGCGCAACAGGTGCATTGCCGATCGCTGGTGCTGCGACGCTGACGCTATCGAACGTGACTGTCGCGGCGACTGGTGTATTGCCGATCGTTGGCAATGCGGCAATCACGCTCGATGCTGCGACGTTGACGGCTACCGGCGCAGGGCAGCAGATCAACACGGGTGCGGCGGCGATCACGCTGTCGGAACTGACCGCTGCGGCGACCGGTGCGGTGCGCATTGCTGGCTCCGCAGCCATCACGCTTGGAGATTGCGCTGCAAGCGGCACGGGCAGGGCGGCAATCGCTGGTGTGCTTGGGATTGCGCTCGACGATCTTGGTCTTAGCGCCCAGGGTTACCGGACCATTACAGGCTCGGCAGGTATCACGCTCGATGTCATGACGATGACAGCGACAGGTGTTCAGGGCGTCGTGCTACTCAATTCGGCGCCGCCGCTGCGGCCGGTGATCGGGGCTTCGCGGGCAAGCGCCACGCAATCGACTCGCCGTCGCGGGGCGACTCAATCTGAGAGGCGGTAAGCTGCAATGGCACTGCGTCTAGTTCAGGTGACTGGCTCCGAGCCGGTGACACTCGCCGAGGCAAAGCTCGCGTGTCGCGTGGACTCAGACATCACGGCGGATGACACATACATCACGGCTCTGATCAAGGCTGCGCGGTCGCAGTGCGAACATCTGCTCGGCCGAACGATTACTGCGGCCACTTATGAGCGGGCGCTCGACGAGTTCCCGGATGGCGGCATCCAACTGGCATGGCCCCACGTGACGGCGATCAGCAGCATTCAGTACGTGGACTCGGCCGGTACTCTTCAGACTCTGTCATCCTCGGTCTACACGTTAGATGCCCGCGAGCATCCTGGATGGGCGATGTTGGCAGAGGGGCAGGATTGGCCTGCGACACTTGATACGGCGGGAGCGGTGCGCGTAACGTTCACCACCAACTGGACTGAGGGCGGCACTGGAACTGTGCCCGAAGATGTCAAGAGCTGGGTAATGGTTCGTGTAGCTACGGCATACAGGTTCCGCGAGTCGGCTATCTCAGGGACCATCATCGCTGAGTTGCCGCGTGGGCACGGGGATGGACTGCTCGATCGCTGGAGGCTGTATCTGTGATCTACTTGGGCGCCGGCGATCTTGACCAGCAGATCACTTTCCAGCAGCGGGCTGCCGGACAGAACGCGCACGGCCAGGCCTCGGGTGCTTGGGCGAATGTCGCGGGACTGGTGAACATCCGGGCTCGTGTGGATACGAGGCCGGGGCAAGATGCGTTCGGCGCTGGGCAGGAATACACCACGGCACCGGTGACGTTCCGCGTGCGCTACCGCACGACGATCAACGAGCGGATGCGGATCATGTGGCGGGGCGTGGCCTACGAGATGACTGGTCCGCCGATCAACATCCAGGGCGCTAACGTGGCGCTCGATATCACGGCCGTGGCGGGAACCGGGGACGGTCGATGATCGAAGCGAAGATCACCGGCTTGCCTGACTTGCGAGCTGCTCTCGCCGGCATCGTCCCGAAGCTGCGCAAGCAGGCATTGCGGAATGCATTAGCGGCGGCGGCACGTGTGGTGCAACGAGCGGCGCGCGCGAAGACGCCTGTCATCAATGCTGCGGCGCCGATGGTGGTCAAGGGCTACCGCGCTCCCGCGACTGTACGGAAGGCGATCAGCGTGCGCACGAGCAAACTGTCGAGCCGGCGCAGAGACGTTGGTGTGTTCGTCAATGTTCGCCCGGCGAAGGGCGCGAAGTTCGCAACGCAACGCGGGCTGTTCCACAACAAACGTGTGCTGACGCGCGCCAGCCAGCGAGGCGCGAAAAGCCCGCGCGACCCGTTCTACTGGCGCTTCATCAACTGGGGCACAGCGCGAGGCGTGCGGGCGTTCAAGTTTCTCGAGTCCGGCGTTGCACGATTGCCTGATGCGCTCGAAGTCTTCAAGCGCAGGATCAGCCCCGCGATCGAGAAGCTGAACAAACCAAAGGCGCCTGCACCATGAGCATCGCCACTGACTTCCGCGCCGCGCTCGTGGGGCACTCTGCGTTGACGGCACTCGTGCCAGCGGCAAGCATCGCGCAGAACGCGCTGCCTGCGGAAAGCGCCGTGCCACCGGCTGTGGTCTACGGCATGAACATCGAGACAGAGATAGGGCTCGATGGCACGAACCTCGGCGATAGGGCCACGATCACGGTGCAATGCTGGGCTGTGGAAACAGATGATGCCGAGGCGATCGCTGTTGCTGTCAAGGGGGCGCTTGCGACTGTGCCTAACAACGCGATCGTAACGACCGAAGAAGACGGGTATGACCCGGAGCAGAAGATGCACTCGCAGACCCTGACAGTGGTCTGGATGCAGTAAGCGACTTCACGCAGTTGCCGAGGCGACTCGGCGTTCAACCGGCCCGCCTAACCGCGGGCCTTTTTTTAACTCGAAAGGCAACCCATGACCGACACTATCAAGGGGCTAAATTGCAAGGTCGAGGTGGCCTTGACGTTCTCGGCGCCGACATCTCCATCGGCGGTAACCAAGGCATACCCGCCGCAAGTCACGCTTACTTCTCACGGCCTAACCGCCGGAGCGGTGGGTTACTGGCTCGCGACGAGTGGCATGGTGCAACTGCATAAGCAGGCTTTCGTGGTGGACAACCCGACCACGAACACCTACGAAATGCCTGGACTCGACAGTACCAACTTCGATACCTTCACGGCCGGCCCTACTACGGTGCTTGCCGCAACGTGGGGCACGATCACCGAAGCCAAGGCCTACGCTGTTGGCGGTGGTGCCACGCCCGAGCTTGACGACACCCGGCTGATTGACACCAAGCAGCGCATCGAGGCCGGCCTGCTGCAAGGGCAATCGCTGACCATCGATGTGGGTAATGCCCGCATCGGTTCGGCGGCGATGCAGTTCGTGCAGCGCCAAGCGCAGCTTGGCAACGACGTGTTGATCAAGATCACGCAGGCAGGGCAGATCGTTAGGGTCGCCTGGGGCACGCCGTCGCTGCCGGGCGAGAGCGTTGGCTCGGGCCAGCTGGCAACCGGCCAGTTCTCCGTCACGGTGCCGGCTTTCTGCCTCAAGCCTGACAACGTGATCGCGTGATGGACCCTAGCGACCTGATCAAACAGGCGCTCGCCAAGCGCGAGTTTTGGGCAGACCTGCCGGCCGAGCGCAAGCTTCGAGTTCGCTTGCGCCGGCCGGCGCCGATGGAGCTATTCGATTACCTGTCGAATCGCTCCATGCTCCAGCGCGTCGAGCGCTTGTGTGAATGTGCTGTGGGCTGGGAGGGCTTCACGGAAGCCACCATCTTAGGTGACATGCATGGCTCGGACAGCACGTTAGAGTTTGCGCCGGAGCTGCTCGACCTGTACCTGCGCGAGCACCCATCAGACTTTGCCGTGTTGCAAAAGGCGATGAGCGATGCCATCAGGGCCGACGCGGATCAACTGGAGGCGGTTGCAAAAAACTTGAAGCGCTCCTTGATGGCCTAGCGGCTGGCATCAAGTACGAGGGCGCAAGTCAGCCGACGCCCACGCGAGAAGACATGGCGGCGATGCGCATCTATGCGCTGGCCGCCAATGGTATGGGCGGCATCGATTGGGGCGCCGTGCCAATGCTGGCGGCATGGCTAGGCGTGTCGGACACGAACGACTTAATGCATAGGTTAGAGATCATCAAGACCTATCGCAGACCGGAAGACCGGAGGAACTAAGACCCATGGCATTGGCCACCCTATCCATCGACCTGATTGCCCAGCTCGCGAAGCTGGAGCAAGGCATGGATCGGTCTTACCGCGTCGCACAGAAGGCGGCCGCGCGCATCGAGAAGGAATTCGCTGGGCTCGGCAAGAAGCTGAACATCATCTTCGGCGCACTTGGTGTTCGACAGGTGGCGCAAGCGTTCGATGGTCTGCTTACTGGCGTGGACGCGCTGAACGATTTGCGAGACGCGACAGGCGCAGGCATCGAGAACCTGAGCGCGCTCGAAGACACGGCGGCGCGCACTGGTACGAGCATGGAGACGGTGGGCACGGCCATCGTCAAGCTCAACAAGGCGCTTGCAGACGCAAAGCCGGGCAGCCAGCAAGAGCAGGTGCTAAAGGCGTTAGGCCTTAGCGCGCAAGAGTTGCGCAATCTTGACCCGGCGGATGCGCTTGTGCGTGTTGCGCAGGCACTCGGGCAATTCGAGGACAACGGCAACAAGGCCCGCATCGTCCAAGAGTTGTTTGGCAAGAGCCTGCGGGAAGTGGCGCCCCTGCTGAAAGACTTGGCCGAGCGCGGCAAGGGCGTTGCGACGGTGACGCAAGAGCAGGCAGAAGAAGCCGAGCGATACAAGCATGCGATCGCTGGTTTGCAGAAAGAGCTAACAGACTGGGGCCGTGCGTTGGCCTTGGAGGCGGCGCCAAAACTGCGCGAGTTCTTGACGGAGCTGCGTGAAGGCACAAAGGCCTTTGGCGGGTTCGGGTCTGCGCTGGCTAACCTCGGCACAGAAACGCCAGGGCCAGCGACAGACAAGCTTATCAGGTATCGCGACGAGCTGACAGAAACGCAGAAGAAGCTTGCACTGCTTAGGGAGGACGTTAGCAGGGGGTTTGGTAGCCAGCGTGCTGTGAGAGGAGGTGAGCAGGAAGAACGGCGCTTGCAAAGACTGATCCAATACTACGAGCGCATCATCGGCATCACGAACGTGCAGGGTGGGCGGGGGTCAGTAACCCCGGCTTTCGTGAAACCATCCTTGCCCGATCTGCCTGAGCCGCTGAAAAAAGCCGAAACGTCGGCGCTCGAAAGGTACATCCAGAAGCTGAAGGACGCACAGATTGCAACGCTCGATCTGAGCGAAGCAGACCGCGCACTCATCGCCGCCAGCACGGGAGCGCTAGATGTGCGTGATGATCTCGGGCGCGTGGTGAGGAAGGTCACGCAGGCCGAGAAGGAATATCTCGTTTCGGTGGCTGCGGTCAACGATGCATTGCGGGAAACCGCGAAGGTGCAAGCGTTGGCAGACCAGTCTGTCGAGGGCCGAATTGAATCGACGGCGAGGCAGATGGCGAAGCTGCGCGAGCAGTTGGCGGCTGGGCATGGCAATGCAGAGACACTAAGCCGTGCCCTGCGCGTGCTGAGTGATCAACTGGAAGCGCTCCAATCGAACACCAAGCGAGCAACAGATAAGCCATTCGTCAACGTCCAAGAGATCGCGTCGCGCTCGCGTGCTTCGCAGATCGAGGCGCTGAGTGAGCAGTTGGCTTTTGTGCGCTCGCAGATGTCTTCTGGTGCCGGCGACGCGGAGACACTGCGCCGTGCGCTGCAAGTGCTGGGCGAACAGATGGGCGCGCTGGAAAGCAACACACAAGGCCTAGGCGAGCGGCTTGGGCAGCTCGACGAAGAGTCGCGTGAAGTAGCGCTATCGATGCAAGATGCGTTTGGAGCGTCGCTGCTTTCGGCGATGGAAGGCAACGCCAAGAAGATCGATCGCATCTGGGGCGATCTGATCAAGCGAATGGTCGCACAGGCCGCTGCTGCGAGGCTCTTCCAGACCCTGTTCGGCGACTTCGCCAAGACCGGCAACGTCGGCGGGTATGTCGGCCGGTTCTTTAGCCTGATCGGTGGCGGCGACTCTTATGGTGGCGGCGGGTACGGTGCGCAAACGCCAGTCGTTGATGCGTTAGGCAAGACGACCGGCGGCAGCAATAAGGCCTGGGGTGGTGTCACACAAAACATCATCGTACAGGGTGATGTTGGGCAGAAGTCTATGCGCGCGATGCGAACCATAGCTGCGGAGTCTGAGGCGCGCATGATGCGCAGGGCTGCATACTGATGCCTACTACTGTTGATTGGCCGATGACTCGCGCATTCATGGGCGCGCAGTTCGCGATCGGGCTCGAGGTGTCCGAGGCGCTAACTCGCGGTCCGTACACGGGCAACGTCATCAGCCAGCGCTCGAACCAAGCGGACAGACTGACGTGCATCGTGACCCTGCCGGCTTGCCGTAATCGCGACGATGCCGGCGAGCGCGAGGGCTACATCATGCACTTGCGTTCACAGCGGATATGGATGCGGTTCGGCATCCCGCATCGGCCGATCCCGAGGGGCACGCTGCGAGGTACCCCTACGCTTACGAGCGCGGCAGTGGCCGGAGCCATGGCCATCAACATCACCACGACTGCGGGCGTGACACTGCGCCCGGGCGACTTCCTGGGTTGCGGCACTAACACCCTCATCATGATCGGCATCCCGGGAGATACCGCAGATGGTGGTGGCTCGATGTCGGCTTGCCCGCTTGCGTACCCGCTGCCGGTGGCCCTGAGCGGCGGGGCATCCCTGACGTGGGACAACCCCAAAGGGCTGTGGGAGTGGGCGGGCGATGACGTGCAGATCGACTACACGCCGGGCGTCATACAGTCTGGGGTGGCGCTGCCGTTCCGGCAGGTGATCAGCTCGTGAGAACGCTCAACGCCAACGGCCAAGCGCTACAGGCCCGCCGCATTGCGGGCGAGCGCATCCCTGTCATCCCGCTGCTCTACATAGGGCCTAACCCCGTGACAGGTACAGGCATTGCGGTCGCGCAGCGGTACGCGATCGATGGGACGCAGAGGGTATGGGATAGCCAGACATGGGCCGCGCGGGACCTCGAGCTGACGAGCGTGCAGAGCCAGATGGACGAGATGTCCTCGATACGCATCACGCTACCGGGGGTTTCGGACACTGAGCGTGCGCAGGCCTTTGCCGATGTCGAAGCCTCCGAAGTCAAGCTCTATCGCGCATGGGTCGATCCTGATGGTGCGACGACCGGGACGCCGGGCAGCGTGGCCGATGCGCTGCTGTATTGGGCGGGCGAGATCGATCAAGCGGGATGGCAAGCCGGGCAGGTATCAGTGGTGCACTTCACCGTCGAGAGCATCG